GTTGCCGTGATCTGCTGCAACCTGTACGGTGTCAGACTTCCAGTAGATCATCCCTCGAAATACGCTGGCTAGGTCTTGCAAGACGTTGTAAGCGTCAGCACGCGATCCAATCACAGTGTTGATTGCAAACCTAGGCTCTGTGCCTGCCGCAGGATTTGAAAAGTCTTTACTGATAAGCTCATTTGCGTATTTAGACAGCTCAATTAAATCAATCCAACTCACATTTGCAGCGTCAATAAAATCACCCGCTCCATAGCGAGCGTTGGTAAGCATGTCGTAAAAACAACAGACGGGGCATGTCGTCCAATGCAATCCATCCTTTAATTGCCCATCAAAAGGAATGGTATTGTTGTATTCCAAACTTCCGTCGGCCCGAGGCGTGGCATTGCTGGGAATTTTGACTTTTAATCCACGTACCTGATACGCCCGTTTAGGTAATGTGTTAAAAAGCTCTGAGTCAATACTTGAAGCGATGCAAGCTGTATTTGCGTAGTTGATTTTTACGTTTTTTCTTGCAATAATAGAAGACCAAATAAGCGTGTCTGCACGACTACTCGCAAGCGGTGTTTTTTCGCCAATGTCTTCAAAGTCCTCAAACTGCACTTCAAAGGCATCTTCTGGGTTTTTAAACTGCCTTTTTCTTACTCTAGTGTTGTAAGGGCCGTCCCCTTTTAGTTTTATTGGTTGCGTTTGTATCTGGTAATTTGAAGTAGATATTCCTTTGATAATGTTGCCATTAATAACTCCATCGGTAGTTAAAAGGTCAACTGGTACATACGGCCCACCCTGTGATTGAATTGCAACTTCAAATCTTATTTGTGCAAAAAACAGCTGCCCCTTTGCCAAGCCCTCCATTCCTTGGCAATAAAGCTTAGGAATGGTAAAAATTAATTGAATATCGTCTACAAACGAATCTGTAATTGTGCGAACAACTGCACCTCTCCCATAATCTCGGTCTTTTACTTTGCTTTGTGCGTTAACTGTTTCGCTATAGTTTGCTCCAACCTGGACGCCAACATCAATTAACGTCGTAACATTATCCTTAAATGCGGTTTGATCGCTAAACGGAGGCTGCTTAGGCATTCCGTTTTTAAATTCAAAATCGTACGTTCCAGCTCCCTTACCCGGCACCTCTGTCTCATCTAAAAAGATGCTGTTTCGGTTTTTTGTTAATCCCTCAATTGGGCCTTCGCCTATGATGTCGACGACATGAAGATTAGTTTTAGAGTTGAGAGCCATTTCTAAATCAAGTCGTAGCCGTAGCCAATAATAGTCAACTTCGTTCTGTTTACTGTCTCTGCATCGACAATCTCAACCCTTAAGCGAAGTTCATCGGTCTTGCCTGCTCTTGGCACTTCAAAGCGATGACCGTAAACCAAAGTTTCGTTGGAGTGAAAAAGTCCTTGAACTGTAACGCCTGCACTTGCCCCCGTAAAATTTTGCTCTCCAGGTCGCTCAAGCACAAGCTTGACTTCATAACTTATAAACCCAGGGATTTCGGTAGAGCCTGCTCCTGAAATCCTATCAAACAACCCCCCTTCAATCTTAAAAATTACGTCAATTTTTTTGCGCTTGTTTTCGCCTTTTTTGTATTTTAAATCGTCATTTGAAATAGAACGTCCTTCCTCAAGAGTTTTTTCTAAACCTGGGCCAAACCCTTGATTAATACTAATTCTCCTGTCATTGTCAGTTGTTCTAATTTTGTATTCAGGTCTTAACCTTTTTGTGTCCAACCCAGCCGCAGAATTAAACACCCTCTTAAGACGCTCACCATTGATTGTTGTTCTGCTTACATCTGGCGGGACAATCGTTTTTGCTAAACGATCTGAATCGTCAGTTACTTGAAGATCGACAGCCATAAGATGACCGCCAGTAATGACTTCCCCATAGATCACAGGAACAGTTGCACCCGTTCCAACGGTGTTTGCAGGGCCTGAAAACCCATAAGACTGTTGACCATCTGCACCACGAGTTACGCCTTGCGCTCCAGTGCCCCTAACGTTTGTACCGTTGTCGAACCGGTTATTGCCAAGTTTTGGCAGCTCTGGCTGCGGCGAAATTAAGTTCGCTACACCGCCAAGAATCATGCTTGCGCCAACAGCACTTAATGCTGTGCCCACAGCTGTCAATGTTCCGGCAGCTGCTATTGGACCACCAAAAGCACCAAACGCAGACGCTCCAAAAAGACCTGCCCCAGGAAACAAAAACGAAGCCGCAACCAAACCAACGCCAAGCAAAATCTGGCCAGTTGCTCTACCACTGCCGCTAATCACCGGCACAAGCATCATCGGCTTGCTGCCAAACGGCAAATGTAATTCGTCATATCCCATCGCCGCACCAGACTGAATCAGCTTGTAGCCAATCCCGTTTTCGTGCGCTGTTACCAGATCTTTCTGCAGCTGCGGATAGTTGACGCACAGCAGCTTGATGGCATCCGCTGGTGTCCTTAGGTTGTAATACTCGTGCTGTGTGCCGTATTTTTCGCCCAGCTCACCGGCTAACATCACCAGTTGCATAGCGATAGACGGCGGCAACGCTCTGCCTATAGTACCGCCCGAATGGTTCCACCGCACTGATGCTATCCATGCGCTGGTGCAAGATCCGATCACCAGCCAAATAAATTGCTGCGTGCATTGGCGTTCTAGTGCCTAGCCGCATAATCAATACATCGCCCTCTTCTCGATCGTCAAAATCTACAAGCAAAAAACCAAGCGTTTTGGCATAACGAAGAAAAATGCTATCGGTAGACTCTAAATTTTCTGGTCTTTCAAAGTCGGGAAATTCAATGCCACGCAACGCGTAATAATCACGCAACAAGCTATAGCAATCCTGCGTCCCATACACAAATTCCCTGCCGATCAAGGGTGAATAGTTGACCATAAATTGTCTGGCACAGAATAAACGTACCAAGGCAGCTTACTTTGTTTACATGCCTTGCGATCACACTCGCTTGGTGGCGTACCTTCTGGGTGAGAATGCACAATCGCTTCAATCGTCCCAGCAAACATAGCCTTGGCATAATCGTGCGGGTCAAGCACAAAATGCTGTTGTGGAGCGTCAGCAATGTTCTTGCACGGCCAATACGCCCCATCAACAACTAGGCCAACAGCTTCACGCGGCATTTCAGCCTGTGCGTGTTTTATTGCATCAAGCTTGAAGTCTTGCTCCAACAAAGCCTCCAAACGGAATCGCTTCAGCACCGTCACCTTTATTGTCTGGGAACCTTGCCCTACAACTGCTCAGACGTTTACCGCAAACGTCATTTGCTTCCAACGCCGTTGACTGATCATCTATATCAAAGAAATTAGATCCGTTGTAGCCGCATTCTGTGCCTTTGTACTTCCAAGGGCAGAACTCATTAACAGTTCGCCTAGGTAATTGCAGGTTTATCAAATCAAGCCTTGCTGTCAGCTCGAACTCAACAAACTGCAAGTTCTCTGATGCAACCCGATCGATGTACCACGTCTCGACAGACTTTGCGTCTGGGTCGGCAGTGTCGTTGCCGCTTACACCAATAATAAAATTGGCATTTTGCTGAGTCACAAGCAAATCGTCGCCTTCTGTCAAAATTAATTGCGGGCCAAAATTGACAGGGTCTAAAAACTTTTTAAATGTACGGATGCGCCTTACTTCTGCTTTTAACGGATTTACTGTAAGAAGAAGGGAGCTTATAGCATTATTAACGTTTGCTACTTTTAAACTTGGCCTTGGCAAAGTGCCTTTGGCTGAAAATGCAAAACCATCAATCTCAACAGGAGCTGCAGGGTAAGTTTTCCCATCAAATACAACATTCTCAACTAAATTATTTGTTCCGGCGTGATAGTACAGAACACTATCTGATCCGTTAACTGCTGATGTTAAATGAACTTCAAACAAATCAATAACAGCAGTCGGCGCTAGCTTTTGAAGCTGATCGGAAAGAGGCTCAAACGCTTCCCACGTAACTTCGTTGTCGACAACAGTATGAGTAATTTGTCGCGGAAAGACTGGTTCGCTTTCGTCCGACGTGCCAGCAACAATGCACTTAAACGCAAGCGTTAGGTTTTGCGAGACAGACGCACGAACAACGTCGTTGATTAAATAGCTTTTATTCGCCTCCCAGGCATGGTCAGAGATTGGGTAGCTCATTACGCCTCAAACACTTGGACAAAAGTAGCCGTTATGTTAAAAAGATTTGAATATGGCATTGTCTTAGTCCAGTTTGCACAAACCCATTTGTAAGTAGTTGCCTCATCTGGGGGCGACCAATTAAATGACTCAACGCCTGCTCTGGCTTCCAAAAAGTCTTCAATCGTATTGGCGTCAGCTGTTGTTCTATTTTGCCAAGTCAAACTCCATGTTTTGGGATCTTGGTTAATCCCAAAGGCAGCACGTTGCGAATATCCTGAACCAAATTGAATTGAACGCACTTTTGGTTGCGCCGCTTTTGAAGCCCCATAGTCAGGAGCAATATCAGGGAAAGTAGCCATTAGCTCAATAATCCTCCAGGTCGTTTTTGCTTAATTAGCTCAGCCTGGACAGCTGCGCCAATTGCAGAGCCAAGAGCTTTTGCATTTGGCTGATCACCTTGCACATTAGACCCAGAAGCGTCAACGTTAACCACAACGTTGCTAGCACCTGTCCCAGACGACTCAACGCCAAGCTTGCCATTGGCTCCACGACGTAAAGGCAACACGGCTTCAGGCCCTGCCTCCCCCATTAACGCCATTGTTGGGCGGCCTATATAACCGCCTTTGGCATAAGGGACTATGCCGTTCTGAGCAAATACGTTGCCGTTGGCTGAAGGAAAGATTGAACCAAACAAAGAGCTTGTTCCAGCCTGCAAAAACAAAGACGCAACTTGTCTTAATACGCCAGACAAAGATTCGCTCAATGATTTTGTGCCATCAATTAAACCTTCAATAGCGCTGGCAAGTCCTGTTGCAACGGTGCTTTTAATTGATTCAAAAAGACCGTTGGTTTTTTCGGTTTCTGTGTTTAGATTTTTTGTTTTGTCAATTGAATTTTGCAATTCTGCATTTCCTCGTACTCGTTGTTCCACGCCTGCCGCAATTTCTGGAGGTAAGCCTTTTGTCATTTCTTCAACTTTCATGTCTAACGCAACCTCTTCCTCTTTACCTGCAATCTTTGCTTGAAGCAAACGCTTTTCATCTTTCAAGTCTTGCAACATTTTTGCAAAACTTGCAGTCTGCTTAAGAGTTATATCTAAGCCTTTACTTAAAGCAGAATTGCGTTCTTCGATTTTTTGTTCTGCTGTTTTTTCCGAATCTTGATTTGACGGCAATACTCCACCAGTCTTTCTGCCATAGCTATCCGGAGCTTCAGAAGTGCCAAACAAAACTTTTCGTTGAGCCTCTAAATCAGTAAAAAATTGAGCGCCTGTATCAGCCAACCCAGTCTTTGCAACGTCAAACGCTTCTCCAAATTTGCGTTGGCCTACTAATGTTGCAATATTGACTAGGTCACGAATAACTCTTATAAAAAATTTCATTGACTGCACTAATCCAAGCACGACTGAAGATACCCCTCTAACGCCGCCTTCAATTATTTTAAATAACGGCGTAAAATCTTGCCCACTAGCAAACAAGTCAGCAAACACTTCTGTTATTGCGCTTAAGGCAGGAAGCAAAGCATCTGCTAGTTGCATCCTAAAGCCTTCAAACTTAAAACCAAGATTAGTAATTTGATCATTGTAATATTCTGCATTTTGAGCAAATCTGTCACTTAGTTGATAATTAAATTCTTCAAGTGATGCTTTGCCGCCGTTAAGCATAGTGATCATGTCAGCGCCAGACTTGCCAAAAATATCCAAGGCAATAGCGGTCTTTTCTGGCCCGTCAGGCAAAGTGGCAAACGTGTCAGCAATTTCGCCCAACAGCTGATCACTTTGCTTAATAGTGCCGTCAGAATTTTTAACGTTTATTCCCAGCTTGTTGTAAGCGTCTGCATAGGTAGCCACACCATCAGCAGCTTCAAGCTGCGTACGGGCCAACGTTTTTAATCCCGTAGCCAATTGCTTTTGTGAAACGTCCGCAAGCTTGCCGGCGTTGACATAAGACTGCAATTTTGCAGCAGCAATGCCAGTTCTTACTTCAAGCTTTCCAAGAGCATCAGCCGCATCAATCGAGCTTTTTACAAACGCCGCAATACCACCAATGGCAGCAGCGGCAAACATCGCCTTAAAAGCAAGGCCAACGCCTTTTACCGCAAGGCCAAGGTTTTTGGCCTTGCCCTGCACTCCTTGCATGGAGTTTCCAAGGCGCTTGATATTGTTTTCGCCTGTGACCTTTGCGCCAAGTAAAACGCTAAATTTTGCGTTGCCGTTCATATCACTTGTTCTCCTTGTTCAGAATTTTCATTGCCGCCGATTCCATGATTTGCAAGTCCTCTAGCACGGCTGGCTGATCCTTGACTTCATACAGTTTAAACAGCCATTGCACAGCTGTATAGTCCAGCCCGCAAACGCCAGACATTGTGGTGCGCCACTGGGTTTGACAACGCAAGAACATCTCAACAGCAGGCCAATTTTCCTCCCATACCTCAAAATGCTCTTCTTTTACCTCAGGCAGCACCAATCCAAACGCCTTGGCGTCTGCCTTTAACTGGCTTTGGTCTCCTGGACCGCTGAACAGATACTCAACGGCCTCGCTTAGTTTTTTCTCTTGGCTCCCTGCTTGCTCTCTAGATAAGCCCCAGCGATTGCCGTTGCCATCATCGGCACATCCAATAACTCGTCTCGTTTTGTGATGCTGTACGGCAACTCTTTACCATCCTCGTCTTCAATGCCAATCCACCCCATCATCACTTCACGAGCGATTTCAACGTCCGTCAAGTTGCCCTCTGCGCTTAGCTCTGCAATCTCCAAAAGCCTGCTCTGAGTCAAGTCTTTAAACTCAACATCAAAAGTGACCCGTTCGTGTTTGCCCCCATCAACAGGAACATCCACAGAAACGGGCCACTTGTAAGTATTTGATTTCTTAAGGACGAATGCCATAAAAAAGGTGATTCGCCGTCAGACTAGCGCACGATTAAGTGCAAACAATGCTGTACTCATTGTTCCCTGCAGTTGTTGGCGTTGCGTTGTAGGGCAAGTTCAACATCTGGATGCCATCAGAATCTGAATAGGTTGGTGAACCTAGGTCAGTCTGTGGGGCACTAAAGGTGACAATGTTGCCAGCCGATTGACCATGCTGGAACGTGTTTGTTCCGGTGCTGGTTCCAGTCGCATCAGTGAAGAAGTTATGCGTGGCAAGCAACTCAGCCTCAAGCACAATCGTGCCATTAGGCCGGCGGTCAGTAATCTCAACCGCCTTAGTGCCACCAACCAATTCGCGATAAACAATCGCATTGGACTGATCAAAGCTGAAGGACTGCAAGGCACCTGCGTAGCTAAACAAGGTAAAGCTTGTGGTGTTGCCGTTCTTGAAAATGACCGGCGCGGCCTGGTTTGCGTAAGTCGTGCTTGGGTTTGCTGTGTCAGTTGGCGCGTTAAACAATCCCGTCATCGTGAAATTAATCACAGGGATCTGCCCAACTTCGCCTGTGATTGCAAAGCTGCCACGGCAGCCAGTCAACTTGTGACGAACTCCATCAACAAAATACTCAAGCGTGCAGCTTTCAAATGATGCACTGATTGGCGCATAAGTAACAGAAGTGCTTGTCACTGTCGTGACTGAGTTGCCACAAGCGCGAATAATTGCATCCCATTTAGGCGCTGTGCCTGCAGCCCCAGAGCCTGCTAGCTCAACCTCAAACGAAATCTCAACCCGCTGATTAGCAAGCAAAATGTCGTAGTTGCCCATGTAGCCACGGATCAACTCACGCTCAACAGCATCAGCTTGCAGCGGAGTGATTTCCATGTTGCGGACTAAAACCGCATCAGTGCCTGCAGCTGTTGGGTCCGACCCGTAGCTGCTTTCAATCTTCGCCAGAAGTAGGCGTTGACTCGTCCTCAGTGTCATCGGTTACAACCTCAAAATTGGGGCTAGTAGGTTGAGCCGGCTGAGTCCGCCCAATGAGCTTTCGTTTGCCGGTTTTTGGGTTAAGAAGGTATGCACCTCCCTGACCCAAGTTTTCATCTTCCATCTTAAGGGCCTTGCGTCAGATCAGCTAATCGAGTTCGGTAACGAACTAGATAATCGCAACCTATTACACCTGCTGGTTGATCTGCATCAACCATTTCAAAACTTACGCCTTGCGGCTGAACATCAATGGCATAACCACCAAGAGTTAAATCAGCCATAATTTTGCTGTGCAGGCTTTCAACTATTGGGTCGGCAACT